ATTCTTGTATAAATTCATTATGTTTATTATCTAATGTTGTCAAAGATTTATTATCTACTTTTAATATTTTCTTTGTTTGTTTTACTTTAAACATTATAATTAATTAAAATTTTAAACTTTTAATTAATTATTTATCATTATTATTATTATTTTTTGTTTTATAAATGATAAATAAAGAATAATAAAGCATTATAATAAAATATTATTTATGTGTGTTTAAAATAATAATTATTTAACATTTTATATGATATAGAGTAAAAATGATAAATCAAAATGGTAATCAAATTGTTGAAATAGAAAATATATGTTTTAAAAAAATGTTATTTATTTATAATGCTTTGCAAGATGGTTGGATTGTTAAAAAAAAAGGAGATAAATATATATTTACAAAAAAACACGAAAATAATAAAGAATTATATTTAGATGATTCATTTTTAACGAATTTTATAAATAAAAATACGGATATTAAACAACTGTTAAAATAATAAATTCAAATATTTTATTATTGATAAAATATTGTATAATTAATTAATTAATTAATTAATTAGTTATTTTTTTATAAAATTTTTTTCTTTAACAATAATATATATATATAAAATGGGAGGCGGACTCATAAACTAATTGTGAGTAACAGGAGGCATTAAAAGTGTGTAACCTCCTAGTGTATAATTATTTTTTGTTTTTTAAATATTAGCATCTGTTTTTAGCATATTGCATAAAAATAATAAATAATTATATGCGACATGACCAAATTGCGGGAACCCCCTTAGAGCAATAACTACCACTCTATATTTGAAAATTTATGGAGGATCTCGGTTAATAGCCGAACCCGATGGTAAAAATGTTATTGATTGGGAAATCCGCAGCCAAGCTCCTAAATGCGTTATGTTAGCATATGGAGAAGGTTCAACGACTTGACGGTTATGGGTCTTAAATGATGATTTTAAACAAATCAGATAAGGCATAAAGTAAAGTCTGGTCCTGATTCGAAAGGTCAGGTGTTTGTATTTTATAAGCAAATACAAACTGTAAAACACAACGGCAATTAGTAGCTTATGGTGCACAAGATGTTTATCTTACCGGTAATCCACAAATAACTTTTTGGAAAGTTACATATAAGCGTTATACAAATTTTGCGATTGAATCAATCGAACAAACTTTTAATGGACAGGCAGATTTTGGACGTCGTGTAACTTGTATTATTAGTCGTAATGGAGATTTGGCTTATAGAACTTATTTGCAAGTTACTCTTCCAGAAATTAATCAACTTATGGGTGTTTCAAGTTATTCCACAAGTCAAGGTACAGGTGTATATGCCCGTTGGTTAGATTTTCCTGGAGAACAACTTATCGCACAAGTTGAGGTTGAAATTGGAGGTCAACGTATTGATCGTCAATATGGTGATTGGATGCATATTTGGAATCAACTTACTATGACATCAGAACAACAACGTGGATATTTTAAAATGGTGGGTAATACTACTCAATTGACCTTTATCACTGACCCTTCATTTGCTGCGGTTGATGGTCCTTGCGACTCTCTTGCCCCACGTCAAGTTTGTGCTCCTCGTAATGCTCTTCCAGAAACCACATTATATATCCCATTTCAATTTTGGTTTTGTGCTAATCCTGGTCTTGCTTTACCACTTATTGCTCTTCAATATCACGAAGTAAAAATTAATTTGGATATTCGTCCAATTGATGAGTGTTTGTGGGCTGTTACGACTTTAAGTTGCCAAGACCAAAATAATAAACAATTTAGTCCTGGAAGACCTGTTCCTGCTTCTATTGCTTATAATCAATCATTAGTTGCTGCATCTTTATATGTTGATTATGTTTTCTTGGATACTGACGAACGAAGACGTTTCGCACAAAATCCTCATGAATATTTGATTAGTCAATTACAATTTACTGGTGATGAATCCGTAGGTTCTTCTTCTAACAAAATTAAGTTGAATTTTAATCATCCTGTTAAGGAACTAATATGGGTCGTCCAACCAGACCAAAATGTTGATTACTGTTCTTCTCTTGTTTGTGATGCTCTTTTATACAAGGTTCTTGGGGCTCAACCATTTAATTATACAGATGCTGTTGATGCTCTTCCAAACGCAATTCACGCATTTGGCGGTCCTAATGAAACTGCAGGTGCTAATGCCTTTATTGATGCACGTGGATTGTTTGAAGATGCAGGTGCTGTTGATGTAAATATTCCTTATGGTTTTACTGGATATTGGCATGGACCACAAAATCCTTATAATGAACCTAATTTTGGAGGTTCAAATATTCAACTTCCATCGAGTTATATTTCTTCTGACCCAATTTTATCACAACTCACAAGTACCGTTAATACTGTAGGAACACATAATAGTGGTTCAACTGTTTCTGATGCTGGAACTTTTGTATTAACTGAAACTTCTTTGGATATGCATTGTTGGGGTCTTAACCCTGTTGTTACTGCCAAGTTGCAACTCAACGGACAAGACCGATTTTCTGAGCGTGAAGGTTCTTATTTTAGTTGGGTTCAACCATTTCAAGCACACACCAGAAATCCTGATGAAGGAATTAATGTTTATTCCTTCGCTCTTCGCCCTGAAGAACATCAACCAAGTGGAACCTGTAATTTTTCTCGTATTGATAATGCAACTCTTCAATTGGTTCTTTCTAATGCTACTGTTGAAGGAACAAAGACTGCAAAGGTTCGTGTATATGCCACTAATTACAACGTATTGCGTATAATGTCAGGTATGGGTGGTTTGGCTTATTCCAATTAATTTTTTTTATTTTTTGTTGTCATTATTATGCTTCTCTACTATTATTTTACTTTTTATTAATAAATTTAAAAACATAAAAATATAAAAACATAAAAATATAAAAATATAAAAATATCATGTGATTTGAAATTAATATTTAATAAAACTATTAAATATTAATGAATAATATATTTATAAAAATGGAAAATAAAACATTTCATTTTTTAAAAACAAATCCAATAACTATTATAAAAGAATATAATGAAAAAAAACCAGAATATTATGTATATACTGACGGTGCTTGTTCTAATAATGGAAAATCAAATGCAAAAGCTGGATATGGTATTTATTTTGGTGAAAATGATAACAGAAATACATATAAAAGGATTGAAGGAAAACAAACAAATAATACTGCTGAAATAACAGCAATAATAGAAGCATATTATTTAATTGAAGATGATATTAAAAATGGAATAAATATTGGTATTGTTACTGATTCGACATATTCCATAAATTGTATAAAAAATTATGGAAAAAAATGTAATCAAAAAAATTGGAATGTTGAAATACCAAATAAAGAATTAGTAAAAATTGCTTTTGAATTATTTAATGATAAACAAAATATATCATTTATTCATATTAATTCACATACCAATAAAAAAGATATTCATTCATTTGGTAATTCAAAAGCAGACGAATTAGCAAATAAATCAATCGGTCATTTTTCATCAAATAAAAAAATATATTTAGATGTTCCTTATGAAAAAAAAAACGAAGCCAAAATAATGGGTGCAAAATGGGATATAAATAAAAAAAAATGGTATATAATGAATGATTGTAAAAATAAAACTGATTTTGATTTATTTTTTTAATAATAATTAATAATTATCAAACGAAACTTTATATCTGTCTTCTTCACTTAATTTTGTTCTTTTTCCTAAAAATTTAAAATATTTATTCGCTAAAGTATATTGTTTAGGTTTTTTACTTTCTAATACTTTCAAACGAACTTTCATAATCATTGCTACTTGCCATATACGTTTATGAGTATATCTTTTGTCTTTGTATAATTTTTCTAACTTATTAATTGTATTTTTAACGTCTTCTATTGTTGTATATTTTATATGTATTGTATCTTTTGGATTTTTATCAATATATACATCAAATGATTTTTTAGGATTTGTTGGGTTGAATAAAAAATGTTTTTTTGTTTTATTTTTATTTAAAGACTTATTTATTTTTTTAGTATTATGTTTCATAAAATAGAATAATATTTATACTTTTATTTATAATTCAATAATGAAGTATGTAAATCAAAATAATGAAGTATAATAATTTAAATATTTCTAAAACAATTAGAAATATTTCCTTCACGACAAATAGGACATCTTAATAAATTTACATTTCTGCAACGAATATAACATTCAACACAAACTTCATGAATACAACCATTAATTACAAAATATTCATATTTCTCATCAAAACAAATAAAACAAGAAACAGGATTTAAATATCTTTTTATTA